CCATTAACGCTTCCACCCCTACATACAGTACATCTCTTGTTGGGGAGGTTGTAGGCACAGGTTACACACAAGGCGGTAAACAATTAACAATCACCACCACGCCTACGGCTGGGGTTACCAACGGGACAACTGCTTATTGGTCTTTTGCTGATGTAGTGTGGTCACCTGCGGCGTTTACAGCTCGTGGGGCTATGATTTACAATACAAGTCAAAGTAACGCATCTGTTTGTATTCTTGATTTTGGCGCGGATAAAACCTGTACCAATTCATTCACCATTCAATTTCCAACCGCTGTGGCCTCTAGTGCCATATTACGAATCGCATAGGAGCCACCATGAACGACAAACTCACCGCAACAGACAAAGTGGAAGCCGCCACAAGTTACAACACCCAGCCACATGACACAATGTCTATTGAAGGCTATTACACCGCTATCTGTTACAGCACAGACGGTTTTGTTAAGTGGACTGAAGACATTCACAACGTGGTAACCACAGTTGGCAAAAACTTTACACTAGACACTACGCTAGGGAATGTTGCTGGCGGCGCAGTTGTAATGGGTTTAAAAGGTACAGGAACAGCAGTAGCCGCAGATACTCAGGCTTCTCATGCAACATGGTTAGAAGTAGGTTTGGCTAATGCTCCTACTTACTCTGGTAACCGTCCTACACCTTCATTTAGCGCAGCATCTTCTGGGTCTAAAGCCACATCATCAGCCGTATCTTTCACGATTACAAGCACAGGAACAGTAGCTGGATGCTTTATTAATATTGGTGGAAGTTCTACAAAAGACAGCACAACAGGGACATTGTTCTCTGCTGGTGACTTTTCTAGTTCTAAATCAGTTGTTAATGGTGACACAATAGCGGTATCGTACACGGCGACACTTACATAAATATGGTAGAATACACTCTTTAACAGGAGTGTTTCATGCCTAAAGTAAATCGTCTTTTAAACATTTGGAGATCCATGCACAACCGTTGCTACAACGCAAACCAAACATCGTATGTAAATTACGGTGGTCGTGGAATTGCGGTCGATGCAGCTTGGCATGGGAAAGAAGGTTATCAAGCGTTTTTGCGTGATATGGGTGAACGTCCAGAAGGCGCTACGATTGAGCGTGTGAACAATGATGCAAACTATGGGCCGTTAAATTGCCGATGGGCATCCCGTGAAGAGCAGTCCAACAACAAACGCAACAACAAGTTTTATACCGTACATGGTAAAACTCAAACGCTGGCTATGTGGGCTAAAGAACTTGGCTGTACATCAAACGCTATTCGTTTGCGTATAAAATATGGAATGTCATTGGAAGAAGCCGTGTCCAAACCTATACCTGAACGCCCTAATTCCAAATTAACAATGGATCAAGCGCAAGCTATTCGTGCTGGGTATCCTATGTTATCTGCTCAAAAGTTAGCGGCACAGTATGGAGTTTGTAAAAAAAGCGTATTAAACATTTTGCACAATAGGACATTCGTTGAGGAAATAGTTTAATATGGCAAACGGATGGGGCATAGGCGCATGGGGCGATAACCTCTGGGGAGGAGGAACACCCTACTCTGATAGTGTTACAGAAACTGCGGCTATTACTTCATCTGAGTCTGGGACGGCGGCCTTTGCTACATCAATAACTGATACGGCAGCGATAGCGGATAGTCAAACGGTAGCAGCGACATTTGCGGTATCTAGGACTGAGACGGCGGCGGCAAGTGATAGCCAGACAGTAGCGGCAACATTTGCTAGGTCGGTTACAGAAACTGCGGCGTTGACAGAAACAGAGACAGCGACAACAGCGTACAAAGAAACAGTTACAGAGACATCAGCAATAACGGATGTAGAGTCAGCAACAGGTAATTTCCCTGTATCGTTAACGGAAACAAGTGCAATAGCAGATGTTCAGACTGCTGTAGCTACATTCTTGGGTAGTATTACCGAGAGCATAGCCATAGCGGATAGTCAGGTTGCAACCCTGATTATGACGATCACGGAGAGCATGGCGATAGCTGATGCCCAGACGGTTGGAACGTATTACATATTGAGTGTAAGCGAAACTGCGGCGATAACGGATAACCCCACGGCGGCAACACAGTACCCCGTAAGTCGTAGCGAGACAATGGCAATCACGGAAACAAACAGTGGACGGTATTTGTGGGAAGTAATTGATGACAGCCAGACCGCTTCATGGCAAAATATCAACAATCCCCAGACTGCAAATTGGGCGTTAATAGATGACACGGAAACAGCAAGTTGGACGTTGATTTCTACGTCTTAGGAGATTTAAATGGCAAATACATCGCTAATAGGTTTAACCCTACCAACCACAGGAACCTTGTCTGGTACTTGGGGTGATACGGTTAATAACGCTATTTCTCAAATTGTTGATGTAGCGGTAGCTGGTACACAGACCATTTCTACCGATGCTGACATCACTTTAACCCTGACCACAGGTACAGCGGCAAGCACAGGATTGACAGCCAATAGCTCTCAGTATGCTGTTATTTTGTGGACGGCGGCTGGCACGGTAACTCGCATAATTACAGTCCCTGCTCAGTCTAAAACCTATGTGGTGATTAACAAAAGCAGCACGCAGTCAATTACCATCCAAGGTGTAACTGGTACGGGCGTTACTTTAGCGGCAGGTACACGGGCTATTGTGGCTTGGGACGGTACAAACTTTGTTAATGTAGGTGGTGGATCAGCGGCAGGTTCTAATACACAAGTTCAGTTCAACAGTTCTGGAGCGTTTGGTGCTTCTTCAGCTTTGACATGGGACGGTACATCTCTATCGGCTACTAAGTTTGCTGGTGCTTTAAACGGCACAGTAGGAGCTACAACTCCAAGCACAGGCGCTTTTACTACTGTTACGACCACATCTCCCATCGCTTATAACTACGGCGGTACAGGACAGACCAGTGCGTTTACACAGTATGGCGTGACATATGCGTCTAGTTCAAGCGCATTGGCAACAACTGCGGCGGGTACGGCTGGTTATGTTTTAACCGCTAACTCAGGTGCAGCTCCCACTTTCCAAGCCCCAGCAGCTTCTGGCGTAACACAAGCCAAAGCTACCATGCTCAACTTTATCTTCAGTATTTAAGGAACTACCATGAGTAACCCTAATCTTCTAGCCGCTACCACAGCGTCAGGCACAACGACATATTACACACCGGGCGGAACATCTGCGGTGGTTCTTCTAGCCAATGCAGCGGCATCTGGTCAGGTGTTAAAGATCAACCAAATTGTTTGTGCTAATGTAAGTGGGAGCGCAGCAGCAAATGCAACGGTATCTGTTTACACGAACGGTGCTGTAGCTCAAGGTTCTGCTCCAGCGGGCGGTACAGCGTATCCAATCATTTCAACTGTGTCAGTACCATCAAATGCGTCTTTGATTGCTGTAGATAAAACAACGGCAGTTTATCTGATGGAGGGTACATCTATATCGGTGACATCAGGTACGGCTAGTGCGATTACGTACACCATAAGTTATGAAGTAATTTCATAAAATGAGTCGTCGTTATAAAGGCGGGGTCATCTCTGCCACTGCACCAACAACCTCGTCCAGCGCGGCTTCGGGAATATGGACGCTTGAGCAACAGATGCAGGCTGTTGCAGGGGGTAATTGGCCTTTATTTATACCCTACATTGTGGCAACAACGTCCGGCGCTACTGTTAGCACGTCTGGAAATTATAAAATTGCAGTTTTTAATGGGACGGGTTCATTTACTGTTTCTGCTGTTGGAACCGATCCCACAGAGGGGGCAGTAGTTGAATATTTAATAGTTGCTGGTGCTGGTGGGGGCGGCTACGAACATGGCGGTGGTGGTGGTGCGGGTGGAATGAAAACAGCAGCATCTTCCGCAATAACTGCAACTTCTTATACAGTTACTGTAGGGGGTGGTGGTAATGGTTCAAGCTCTGGGTCGCAAAAAGGAGTAAATGGTACAGCCAGTTCTTTTAACTCTATATCCTCTGCGGGTGGCGGTGGCGGTGGTACTTCTGGAGGTGGCTCAGTAGCAACTGGAAGTAATGGTGCTTCTGGTGGAGGCTCTGCGTATCGTGGAATTTATTATGACCAAATTGGTACTGGAATTACTGGTCAAGGTAATGACGGAGGCCGGGGTAATTTTAGTTCAACTGGTTATCCAACTTATACGTATCCGGGTGGTTCTGGCGGCGGTGGTGGTAAAGGTAGTGCTGGTACGGCTGGGACAACTTCTTCGGCTGGGGGTGGTGGAACTGGCGCATCTTCATCAATAACAGGTTCTTCAGTATTTTATGCTGGTGGTGGTGGTGGTTCTGGAAACTTAGTTCCCTCTGGGAATGGCGGTTCTGGCGGTGGTGGTGCTGGATTAACTGCAAATGGTAATGGTACTAGCGGAACTGCTAATACAGGTGGCGGTGGCGGTGGCGGTGGCGGTGGTGGTACTGGCGGTAACGGCGGTAGCGGTATTGTTGTAATCAAATGGAGATTTCAATAATGGCTCACTTTGCTGAATTAAATTCTGACAATATTGTTCTACGTGTTTTAGTTGTTGAAAACTACGTGATTAAAGATACACACGGAAATGAACAAGAACAAATCGGCATTGATTTTTTAAAATCTTTATTAGGTTCCGAAACTATTTGGAAACAAACAAGCTACAACGGCAATTTTAGAAAAAATTATGCCGGCATAAATTATGTTTTTGATTTAACACGCAATGCGTTTATTTCTCCAATGCCCCCAGCATTTGCAAATGGTGATGTATGGGAGCTAAATGAGGAAACGTGTGTTTGGTTTGACCCTAAAGCACCTATAGGCGGCGCATCAATAGGAGTTTCTCGTGTTTAATAATCCATTAACTGATATAAGAATTGTAGATAATGTATTTGTAAAACTGCATCATTTTGTGCGTGTCGGCGATACACATGAAGGTCATGCACATACATTCGACCACATCACATTATTATCTTCCGGGGCAGTTAAAATGGTGCATGATAACGGCGAACAAGAATACAAAGCTCCGTATTTGATTGTTACGCCTAAAGGCGTTAAGCATCAGTTTACAGCTTTAGAAGAAAATACGGTGTTTTGTTGTGTTCATGCTATCCGTGATGGTGACAGTGTTGATGATATTGCGTCTCCAGATATAACACCAGAAAAAGCATTTGAGTTGATGACAACGTATTCTTTAACAACTTAAAATACAATTGGAGCCAGCATGAGTACGAAATACCCCGGCGGGATCATTACTAAAAATTACACACCACCTACGACTTCGTCTGCGTCTGGGATATGGACACTTGACCAACAAGATCAAGCACAGCAAGCTGGCATCTGGCCTTTCGGTGGGCCATTCAATTACATCGAGGATGTGTTTAGCACTTGGTTAAGTACAGGAAACAATGCTACTCAAACATTTGTAACGGGTGTAAATCTTTTAACATATGGTGGAATGTGGTGGTCTAGAAGTAGAAACAATTCAAGCCCTTTTTATGTATATGACACTGTAAGAGGAGCAACAACTGGTACTGCCGCATCTCTTGCTACCACTTCAACAGCGGGACAAAATACTTCTTTCCCAAATGCTGTAAATGTGACAACAACAGGATTTACCGTTGCTGATAATAGTAATGAACCTGGTTATATCAATGCTACAGGTTCTAATGATGTTTACTATTCTTTCAGAAAACAAGCTAAGTTTTTTGATGTTGTGACTTATACGGGGACTGGTTCTGCTCAAACAATTAATCATAATTTAGGTTCTGCACCGGGCAGTATTATTATTAAACAAACATCAGGTGCTGGTGGAACTTGGTGGGTTTGGCATACAGCCACTAACACTTATGTATATAGATTAAACACAACTGATAGCCAAATTGCATGGGGCACGTTATTTAATGGAGTTCAACCTACATCAACTTCTTTTCAAGTTGGTGCAAACGGAAATTCAAATGCTAATGGCGAAACATACGTTGCCTACCTCTTCGCATCCAACGCAGGAGGCTTTGGATTAACTGGTACGGATAATGTAATTAAATGTGGATCGTATACACAATCTACAGGACAAATTGTTAATCTTGGGTTTGAACCGCAATGGATAATGATTAAAAGAATTGACGGTACATCAAATTGGGTTATTGAAGATGTAATGCGTGGTGAAAGTTATTCACAAGGACAACAACTTTATCCAAACTTAAGTAGCTCAGAAGTTGGGGCAGGCCCAGATTTGACGCCAACAGCAACTGGATTTATAGATGGAAATGCGTTAAGTGGAACTGTAATCTACATAGCAATACGCAGAGGCCCGATGAAAGTGCCTACTGATGCGACTACGGTGTTTGCTCCTGTTGCACAAAATGGTGGGTCAATGTCAGTTGTGACAACCGGGTTTCCTGTTGATTTAACGTTCTTAACACAACGCAGTGGTGGTTATGGATATGGCACTTTAGACGTTGACCGTTTGCGTGGGTCATTAACAGACAATGTAAAATATTTAACAACTCAGACAACATCTGCTGAAACACAAATATATTCAGGTGTTGGGTTTGCTTCAAACACTTCAATTATTGACCAGTTAACTTATGGGCAATTTGGCACAACAAGTTCTGTTGCATATTGGAACTTCAGACGTGCCCCATCATTTTTTGATGAGGTTTGTTATACGGGAAATGGGTCAACGCAAACAATTACACACAACTTAGGTGTAGTGCCTGAGTTAATTATTGCAAAGAACCGTGGTCAAGCTGGAAACAACTGGCCTGTGCTTTTTAATTTTGCGTCTACAACAATGAACTACGGTTTTTTGAATTTAACAAATTCATGCCCTAACGATACATACGCAAATGTTGGTGTATTTTCAGCATCACCTACCTCAACCCAAATGTTTCTTGTTAGCTCAGGCTCAATGAACGGAAGTGGCTATGGAATTGTTGCCTACCTGTTTGCCACTTGCGCTGGCGTTTCTAAAGTAGGAACATATACAGGTAACGGAACAACACAAGCAATTGCGTGTGGCTTTACAGGAGGGGCTAGGTTTGTTCTTATCAAACGCACCGACAGCACAGGTGATTGGTATGTTTACGACACAGCCCGTGGTATGACCACATTAACAGACCCATATTTGCTTTTAGACACTGCTGATGCTGAAGTAGCAACCCTTGGTTCGGTAACAACTACTACAGGTGGTTTTACGGTGAATGCTGCAATATTAGCTGCAATCAATACAAGTTCAGCAACTTACATATTTTTAGCAATTGCTTAAAGGAGCATAAAATGGAAATTAGAATTAGAGAATCAGGTCAGGTCATGTTTGAAGATGAGTTCAGACGCTTGCATCAAGGTTTGGGTTTACCCACTCCTCTTACTCAAGAGAACATCAGCGATTGGGGTGCAGATATCGTTCTTGAAGGCCCACAAGCCTCTGGTGGTACGGTGTATCAATACTCTATGCGTCAAGGTGTAGAACAGATTGATGGTGTCTGGCATACAAAATATGTACTCGGCCCAATCTTTACGGACACACTTGCACACGATGAAACCCCAGCTAAAACTGCGGCTGAAAACGAAGCTGAGTACCATGCAATGAAAGACGCTGAGCAAGCTAAAAATGTACGCAACTCACGTAATGAAAAGCTCAAAGATTGCGACTGGACACAGATTGCCGACAGCACCGCAGACAAAACTGCATGGGCTACATACCGCCAAGCGCTTAGGGATTTGACCAAAGAGTCAGGTTTCCCTTGGACGATGACTTGGCCTACTGAACCCGGAGCATAATCATGGCAACAAAATTCATTCAGAAAGCAATCAAACATCCCGGAGCTTTGCGTAAAGAACTGGGCGTTAAAGAAGGTAAAACGATTCCTGCAAAGAAGCTAGCGGCCGCTGCAAAAAAACCCGGGAAATTGGGGCAGCGTGCAAGGTTGGCTGAGACATTAAAAGGTTTAAAGAAATAAGGAGTTTAATCATGCATACTAAAGACTGTCACGAACATATAGGCGGCGACTGTACCTGTGGGTATCAGGAAATACTAGATGATGAGAACGCAGAGATAATTGCAGAAATAATGGCTGAAGAAGAGTAATGGATCCAATCACCATCTTTGCGGCTTGTAAGGCAGCACACGCAGGAATCAAAGAATGCGTGGAGCTTTATAACGAGTTCAAAGAAGATGGTAAAGATTTATCAGGGATAGTCACCGACATCAGTCAGCATTTGGGTAAGTTCTTCACGCACAACGAGGAGTTCAAGGTTGCTGAGAAGGAAGCTCAAAAGGTTCCTTTACCCAAAAATATTTCCATTAATGAAGAAGCCATGAATAGGGTATTGCGTCAAGAGCAGATGCAACAGATGGAAACTGATTTGAGAGAGATGATTATCTATCAGGTAGGGATGCCGGGGCTCTGGTCTAAGTTTGCTGATATGCGGGTAGTGGTGCAAAAAGAACGTGAGAAAGTTGAGCGTGAGCAAAAAAAGCCGTGGCAGAAGCTGCGTACAGACGTAGACTTCTTATTGAAAAGTACCAAGTACGGGCAACCGTTTGCGCTGCAATTTTGATTTTGGTTCTTGAGTTTGTTGGGCTGATGTACTATGTACACAACGAGTATCAAAAGTCTAAGTATCATTTGGATTCAAAGTAATGTTTAGTTTATTCAACCCGTGGGTACTACTGAGTGTAATACTTACAATCACAGGAGCATATTTTTATGGTCACCACGCAGGATATAAAGAATGTTATGACGAGGCTGTGGCAAAGGTTGCAAGAGTTAATCAAGAAGCTCGCACCAAAGAAGCCGAACTGAACGCCAAAGTCAACACAACCGCAAGTCAATTAAGGAAAGCAAATGATGAAGCACAGACTAAGATTTACAAGCTTACTGCTGACGTGCAGTCTGGTGCTTTGCGCTTGTCAATCCCCTTCGCCTCCAATAGTGTATGTCCCTCCGACTCCACCAGAACTGCCAGCGGAGATTCAAATGCAAGAGCCGATCTTGACCCAAAGACTTCTCAAGATCTTATCAACATCACAGCAGACGGTGACAAGGCCATCCTCGCACTCAACGCTTGCATATCCACCTACAACCAAGTAAGAGAAACCCTCAAGGAGAAAATAGATGATTAAACTAACCACACCGTTAATTGTTTTAGCTTTGGTAGGGTGCGCCTCTACTGACTACACCAAATACTCAGAAACCCAAGTGGCAATAGCTCGCTACAAGGCTGAATCTGAAAAAGCTAGGTACGCTGTACTAACTGAGATTGTAAAAAAGGGCGACCCTACAGCATCGGTTGCGGCGGTTATGTCGATGCAAATGGGTATGAATGCTCCTCAAGAGCAACGCTTAGAGGCTCCTAGAAGTTCGGGGGATGATATGCTCAAATGGGCTTCTTTGCTGGTTCCAACAGCAGTACAAGGCTTTGGTATATACGCCAATGCCAAGGTAGCTACTACTCAATCTAACAACGCCACGACTACTGCTTTAAGCACAAACTCTACGTTTGCAAGCATAGCTAATACGGGGAGTAATAACCAAGCAAGCATGGCTTCTAACTCAAATTCTGCTATTCAGAGCATTTCTGGTACAGCCACGACTGCGTTGACCAACATGGGTAGCAGTTCAAATACAGCGTTAACCAGTATGGCTAACAACGCCAACACAGCTCTAACAAACATGGCGGCAAGCAACGCAAGTAACGTATCTAATGCTTTGACTAGCCAAGCCGCAGCATATAACAGTCTTATCACAACAGACTTGAATGTTTTAAACGCCGCAGTCAACAAACTCACAATTGCACCCGTAGTTATTACGAATGGGCTTATTCAGAAATGAAAGAGTTTTTAATATTCATTCCCCCAATACTCTCAGTCTTGGTGGTGGTTGCGTGGGTGCTAGTTCAATTCTTTTTACTCAGCCACGTGATTGACGCATCAATGAGGGAACTGGTTGCAAGGGTATTAGGTACTTTGGACGGTGCTTTGATGCTCGTCCTATCTTATTATTTCGGTTCATCCAGCGGCTCACAGGCCAAAGATGACTTGTTACACAAATCGAGTCCAACACCATGACACAACTAAGTGAACACTTTACGCTTGAAGAGCTTACACACACCGACCACAGGGAGTTTACAAATGAACCTAATGACTTTGAAAAAAACAATCTTAAACGTTTGGCAGAGTTACTTGAACAAGTTAAGGGATTACTTGGCGGGAAGCCAATTATGGTTAACTCAGGTTTTAGGTCTAAACAAGTTAACGACGCGGTTGGAAGCTCTGATCGTTCTCAGCATCGCGTGGGCGCTGCTTGTGATTTTCGTGTGCCTAATATGACCCCAGATGAAGTGGTCAAAGCTATTATTGGTAGTGGTTTACCCTTCGATCAAGTGATCCGTGAGTTTGACCGTTGGACGCATATCAGTGTGCCAAATACGCCTGAAACAAACCCTAGACGGCAAGCACTTATCATTGATAAAATGGGTACAAGACTGTATACATAGGAGCATATTATGGCTGACCAAATTCCAACATATTCCGCTGACCCCAATATACAGGCAGGATTAGCCGCTTTGTACGGGAAAAGTGGGGATGTTAATGCCGTGGGATTAACCGATGCACAAAAAGCGGCCGCTCAAGACGTTTTTAACAAAAGAACAGATTTATTCAATCAAGCGGCCGCATATCAAACCAACCAAAATTTGGGAGGCCTGTATGGACTTACAGATCCTACTGCACAAAAACAATTTTTAACTGATTTTAATAAAGCAGCAGCAACACCCGGATTTCAATATTTAGCTCCAACAGGTAATGCTTATGCGCCAACGGCATCGCAAACATTTACACAAGCACTAGCCGCCAATAAAGGAAATGCAAATGCGTTAATGAATCAGTTTACTACTGGTGCAGGCGCTGCTGATAATCCGTTCTTGGGGCAATACAATTACATGACTCAAGGCGGCGGCCCAGCAAGTATTACTCCTTTTACGGCTCAACAACTTTACAATCAACAACACCCCACAGTTGCCGCTCCAGCAGCAACCAATACGGTAGGTGGTTATTTTGACACCAATCAATTTAGATCTACAAGCGAAAGTACAGATCCAGAGGGGTATAAAATTGTAACTACTCCAGTTGGAATTTTTAAAATTAACCCAGTAAATCACAAGATTGTTTCGGTTATGCCTGTTGCAAAAGCTAGCGGTGGCTCTGTACAAATGCCTGACGCATACTCACAAGGCAATTGGAAACTGATCTAATATGCCACTACAAAAAGTCGTCTTTAAACCGGGGGTTAACCGGGAAAACACTCGGTACACCAACGAGGGTGGCTGGTATGAATCTGATAAAGTGCGGTTCCGTCAAGGCACGCCTGAAAAAATTGGTGGCTGGACGCAGTATTCTTCTTACAGATTTGTAGGTGTTTGCCGCTTGCTTTGGAATTGGGTTGATTTAAGTAATATTCTTTATTTGGCTGTAGGCACTAACTTAAAGTTTTATGTAACTTACGGCACTAATTATTTTGATATTACCCCTATACGTTCAACGGTTACGCTACCCAACAACCCTATTGCTACAAACTCCGCCACCAATGCTGGTGGAAAGACGACCGTCACCGTTACAACAACCGCAGCCAACGGTGCTTTGGTCAATGATTTTGTAACCCTTACTGGAGCAACGGCTGTTGCTGGCGTAACTGTGAGCGGTGAGTATCAAATAACAAGTACACCAAGTACCACTACATTTACCATATCCGTTACAGGTACTGCATCTACTAGTACATCTGGTGGGGGCGCATCGGTTGTAGCGGCATTTCAAGTTAATACAGGCGCTGCTATACAAATTCCATATTCGGGATGGGGCGCAGGGCCTTGGAACTTTGGCACTTGGGGCAATGGTGGAACAACGGTTACCAATCTTCAGTTATGGAACGCCTATAACTTTGGGGAAAACTTAATTTTTGGCCCTCGCGGTGCAGGTATTTATTACTGGAAAGCATCTGGCGGAACAAGCACAAGAGGTGTTTTGTTATCTAGTTTAGGCGGTACGGTTACATTTACCAGTGCATCTCCAACTGTAGTGACGTTTACAATTCCCTTGACTGAAGGCACAGCCGTTCAGTTTAATGCCACGACTTCAATGCCTACAGGCGTAACCGCAGGGACTACATACTATCTGTATAACGTACAAGGTGTAACGGCCAATCTTTTAAATAGCGCAGGTGCAATAGTCAATACTTCATCTACAGGCTCTGGTGTTTACATATCCAATCTTGTGGATGTGCCTTTGTTCCAAAATTACATCATTGTGTCTGATGCTTCTAGGTTTGTGATTGTATTTGGCACAAACGACTACGGCGGTACAACACTTGATCCTATGCTTATCAGGTGGTCTGACCAAGAAAACCCCTACGAGTGGACGCCTGACGCAACAAACCAAGCGGGTAGTATCCGCCTGTCGCACGGCTCACAGATCGTAACGGCCATCCAAACTCGTCAAGAGATTGTGGTATTTACCGATCAAGCGGTCTATTCTTTGCAATATGTAGGCGCTCCTTACTATTGGAAAACACAGTTACTGGGGGACAACATCTCCATGATGGGGCCAAATGCCGCCGTCTTAGCGTCTGGCGTGGTGTATTGGATGGGTAAAGATAAGTTCTACCTGTACGACGGTCGAGTACAAACGCTTAACTGTGACCTTCGTAAATTTGTATTTGAGAACATCAATCAAGGTCAAAACCAACAAGTTTATGCAAGCACCAGTGAAGCTTTTAATGAAGCATGGTGGTTCTATTGTTCAGCAAACAGCACGGCAATGGACAGTTACGTGGTGTATAACTACCTTGAAAAGCTTTGGTATTACGGAAGTATTGGTAGAACAGCCTGGTTAGATTCAGGCTTGCTCCCCAATCCCGTTGCAGCTACATATAACGGATATATTGTTAATCAAGAGAGTGGCGTTGATGACTCTGAAACAGGTACTCCCGCAGCTATTGACGCTTATATTTCTTCATCAGAGTTTGATATTGGGGATGGGCATAATTTTGCTTTTGTGTGGAGGATCCTTCCTGATGTGACGTTTTCAGGTTCCTCAAGTGGTACGGCTCCTGAAGCCACCATGACGCTATATCCTATGTACAACTCAGGATCAGGTACAAATAACCCTAGATCAAATGCAGTACAGAGTATTAACCTTAGTGCAAACCCTGAAACATTTACAGGCGAAGTCTATACACGGGTGCGTGGACGGCAACTCATCATCAAAATGGAATCTAATAAAGTCGGAACCAATTGGCAGTTGGGCGCTCCTAGACTCGATATCCGTCCTGACGGCAGACGTTAATGGCAACACAACCGATCATCAACCCCCCAGTACCTAGCTTGCCTTTAGCTACGGAAGATTATGAGCGTCGGTATCAAGACCAATATTCCAACGTCTTGCGTCTGTACTTTAACCAGCTCAACAATGCTTTAAACGTAATTATCAATAACTACACAGTTGGCACTACGGTGTATACAGTAGCTACATTACCCAGTGCGGTTACATCAGGTGCGGGCACAAGAACTTTTGTATCGGATTCTTCGGTGACTACTTTTAATACAACGGTAGCTAGCGGTGGGGCAAACACAGTGCCTGTATTCTCCAATGGAACCAACTGGAAAGTAGGCTAATATGATAAACTCTAACTTATTTACGAGGCAAATATGAGTCTCCAACACATAGCCAATCACTTAGCGCAACAAGGTCGTGGCAACGACAAAATGCTTGTGCACATGACTCCCAGCGAAGTTGCTGGATTGCGTAGCCTTGCTCATGCCAAAGGTGGAGATTTAACAATCAACCCGCATACGGGTTTACCCGAAGCAGGCTTCTTAGACGATGTACTTAAAGCTGCTGCACCTATAGCGTTGGGTGCTTTGCTTGGCCCCGCTGGGTTTGGTTTATCGTCAGTGATGGCAGGGGTTGCTACGGGCGGCATTATGACTCTCGCTACTGGTAGTTTGTCTCGTGGACTCATGGCCGGATTGGGTGCGTATGGTGGAGCCGATTTAGTTGGCGGATTATCAAGCGCTGGGGTACAAGCGGCTGCACCCGGAGCATTGACTGCTGCACAAGAAGGCCTTGCCAGTGGTCTAGGCACAGAAGTTGGATCAGAAGCGTACACAAAATATCTTGAAGCAAATCCCGGAGCTTTAGGTGAAAGTGTAAAAACACAACTTAGTGCCATGTCCCCGATGGATAAAATCAGTGGTGGTTTTAATGCTGTAACAGCAAGTCCTAGCACAATGGGAGATTTTGCGGCTAAGAATTGGAAGTCTGGTCTTGCCGCAGTAGCGCCTATCATGGCTAATAAAGGTGTTCAAACAACTACACCAGCCCCAACAAACACAGGGTATATTCGCCAAAAGATTTACGACCCTGTTACGCACAGAACAATTGATTTAGACCCTTTTAAAGCTAGCGATTACGGTAGCCGTAAATTCTCAGACATCTATCAACAACCCACCGCCAACGCTGCAACAGGCGGTATCGTGGCACTAGCTCAAGGGGGCATGGCGCATTTTGCCGATGGTGGATTTACAGATCAACAAGTTGCAGATTACATCAAGGGTATACAAGCGCAAGGCGGTGGAGACAACGAAATAGCCTTGGCGATGAGTAAGTTTGGTGTTGGTGCAGATCAAGTATCTAAAGTTACAGGCGTCAATGCAGCAGATGTTACCCAAAGATACGATACAGGTATTACAAATGACATCAATGCTTACTTAGGAGCCAACCCAACTGCATCTGATGCAACGCTTTACAATCAAATGCTTGCCAATAACATCACCACAAATCAAGTGGCAAATGCTGTAGGTGTGCCTTTAACGGGTGAAAATAGCGTTCAAGATCGTTATAAATTAGCTAAAGACATTATTGCTGAAGGAGAAAATATAGGTAAAGCGCCAGACAAAAATCCTTTGGGTAGTACTTACGACCAAACTTGGGCGCAGTACATGGATGCACATAAAGACGCATCTGGCAAAGTTGATAAAATTACAATTGAAGAAATAGCGCGTACAACAGGCATTTCTAAAGATGAAATTGAAAAGAGATATAAAGCGGCTGAAGCAGCATTAGCTACAACAGGAACGGGGACAGGCACGGGGACAGGAACGGGGACAGGCACTGGTACTCCTACGCCAACTCCCAGCGGTACTCCTACTCCTACTCCTTCACCTACGCCTTCACCTACTCCTACGCCCACTCCCAGTGGAACTCCTACACCTACGCCCACTCCAACACCAACAAAAGTTGATACACCTACAATTATAAATACAGCCCCTACACCTACATTACCTCCCGGGGTTGGTGGTACTACAGGCCCTGCTATTGTTGGAGGGGGAACAACAGTCAATCCCAACGGTACGATTACTGTATCTCCTGTTATTCCTAACATTCCTGTTGGCGGGTTTACGGGCATAAAAAATCTTACTGATACCTATACCCAAGGTGGCGGTAGTACAGGGTACTTCCCCCCAGCGCCTAAGACACTGGAAGATTTTAATAAACAGTTCAACACAATGACTGGAGATTCTTTAGCAGCGTACAACTATCTTATGGGTAAAGGTGCTGCGCCTATTAAAACTACAGCGCCACAAGTATCTGGATCGTATGCTGAAAAAGTGTTGGGTATCAAGCCAGACGTAAAAACATACTCGGCAAATGTTAAATACATTTTTGATCCCGTAACACATAAACAAATCCTTAACCCCAACTACGATCCTACGGCTACTAATGTAGATAAAGCTATTTTAAATAGTAAAACTTTGGGTGGAAATCCAGATGGCGGTTTTATAACGCCAACACAACCAGACAATTTTGATGAAGTTGCTTATTTAAAAGCACACCCTGATGTGGCTGCGGAACTTGCGAGCGGTAAAGCTACTTTTGGTAGCGCGTATGGTCACTACTTATTGTATGGAGATAAAGGTAGCAAAATAAAAGATCCAAACTATACTTTTACTACAAAAACAACAACGGCTAATACTGGTGGTCTCATGGGTATGGCTCGTGGCGGTTCTGCACACCCTTCATTCTTTTCAAAAGCAACGGGTAAGTTTAACTTTCATCCCCCACAAGTTTACGCAGATGGTGGCATGGCAATGGGTGGCCTTGGTTCTTTAGGGGGTTACTCTGATGGCGGTCGTTTGCTTCGTGGCCCGGGGGATGGTGTCTCTGATTCTATTCCTGCCTCTATTGGGGATCGTCAGCCTGCACGCCTTGCTGACGGTGAGTTTGTGGTGCCTGCGCGCATTGTGTCTGAAATAGGCAATGGCTCCACAGAAGCAGGAGCGCGCAAACTGTATCAAATGATGGATCGTGTACAGAACGCACGTGCAAAAACAACTGGCAAAGGCAGGGTAGCCAAAGATACCAACGCCTCTAAATACCTACCCGTATAAGGAATAATCATGGCAGATCCACAATTAACGTCATCCACGGTATCGCAAACCACGATACCAGACTATGCTAAACCATACGTAGAAGAAATGTTGGGCAATGCCCAAGCTATTACTGATCCCAATGTTGACTATCAACAGTATATGGGAGACCGTGTAGCGCAATTCACGCCTTTGCAAAATCAAGCGTTTGGTAATGCGGCTTTAATGCAAACTGCTCCGCAACTGCAAGATGCAAGCGCAATGGCAGGGACGGCGGGTTTAGGTGCGTTAAATACTGGGTATACATACAACCCTTACAGTGCACAAAGTTTTACCAGCCCCGGTGTAGCGCAAAAGTACATGAACCCGTATTTGGGTGTGATGGACGCGGCAACCAACAGAAATGCACAGATTCAACAAAACGCACTCAATGCGCAAGCTACCACGGCAGGTGCTTTTGGCGGTGGTCGTCAAGCTATTATGGGAGCGCAAAACAACGCTGAATTACAACGCAACCTAGGTCAAAACCAATACAACGCTTACAACGCAGGTCAACAACAGTTCAATACTGAACAAGGGCAAAACCAAGCGGCGGCTAATCTTAATGCGCAACAAGGACAGTTTGGTGCAGGGCTTGGACTTCAAGGTCTTCAAACGGCCAATCAAGCAGCAGCAACTCTAGCGGGTATCGGTCAACAGCAATACGGACAAAACATGGGCATCAATGCGCAACAAGCGCAGTATGGTGGCGTACAGCAACAGCAAGTTCAGAACCAATTGAACAATCAGTATCAAGATTTCTTGAACTATCAGAACAACCCATACAAGCAAATCAGTTTCATGTCTGACATTTTGCGTGGCCTTCCAATGGCGCAGAGTACGGGCGCAGTTTATCAAACGCCTCCTTCTATGATGTCTCAAGCCGCGGGTCTTGGTGTTGCTGGTTTGGGTTTAAGCAAATTAGGAGCGTTTGCTGGGGGCGGTATGGTTAATCGTCCGGCTGGTTTGGCTGAATTAGCTATTCATAACATGGGTTGATATTATGCTACCTAATACACAAAAACTTACATCTCAAATGGCCATGATGCCCGATGCGGCATTGAAGCAAATGGCGATGATGCACAAGAACGACCCTTACACATTGCCTTTAATCATTGCTGAAGACTCACGCCGTAAAGAAATGCGTCAAGCAGCAATGACAAGGATGGCAACACCACAACCAAATGTGGCTGACCAACAAATAGCACAAATGGGTGTTTTGCCAGAAAACCAAGGGATTGGTGCGTTAAATGCTCCTAATTTAGAACGCATGGCTGATGGCGGTATTGCTGGGTACGCTGATGGTGGCCAACAACCGGGCATGTTTAATTATGCTCAGATGGCCCCCGCTGTAGATTTGCGCCCCGATAGTGGCGTGACTCCAAGAAGTATGGCGTCTGGTGGTATTGCGAGTTTTGGTGTTGGTGGTAATGTAACTTCTACAGATGGTGGAAAAACATGGTCAATTGATGTGCCATACAGCACACCACGAAACCCAACGCCTCCCGCAGTAAAAGCTTTGGCAGGTAAAACTTTTAGTTCTGCTACTGAAGCCCAAGCCGCATTGGACGCCGCATCTGGAGGAACTTCTGCACCATCGCTTCTTACTTCTAATAAACCCACAAGCCACGATTTTGATGCTGTAAACACCACATCTCCAAAAGAAGAACCAAAAATAGAACCAAAAGTAGAACCAAAAATAGAACCAAAAATAGGAAACTATGAATTTCCAGTACCTAAAGCGCCCGGCGGATTAGGTGGTAGCCAATTGCAGTCTTTGATAGCGCCCCCATCTATTGAGGACATGAAAAAAGCTCAAAGTGCTTTTAGGGTAAACCCTAATCAAGTGATTGATCCTTTCCAAGCAGAAAGACAGGGTATTGTTGACTCTCAACAAAGAATGACTGAAGAAGAACTAAGAAATTTTGAAACGTCTCAAAAAGAACGCGGCGATGTTTATGCCAACCGCAAAGAACGTCTTACAGGACAAGAAGAAAAACTTAAAGGCAAAGAACAAGAAAACCAAGGGCTGTCTTTGTTAGAAGCTGGATTAGCTATTTTTGGCGGCACTTCACCTTTTGCTGGTGCAAATATTGCTCAAGGTAGGGAAGGCATCAAGTCTTATAAAGAAGGCCAAGATAAAATTGAAAGAGCTAGAGATCGTTTAAACGATGCCAAAGACCGCATTGAAGACTTGGAAACCAACTACAAAGATATGACTGACCGTGAAAGACGCGGTCTAAAGTCCAATATCAACAAAGCTACAACTGATGGCCAACGTTTAATGTTAGATGGCGTGACGCAAGCGTATGGTATGGATCGTGCCGACGCTACAAACTTAACAAAAACATATCTTGAGAATGCGGATAAAGCAAAGACCCGTAGCCTCCAAGCACTCATATCAGGCAATGAACAGGCAGGCGCCAACTACCGTGCTCAATTGGGTCTAACCGCTATGCCTGAACAAATAAAAATAGCCAAGATTTTGGGCGGGCCTACCGGGGATGTAGCAGCAGGTTTAAAAAGATTAACAGAAATCCAAGCGGGCAAGAAAACGGTGGCGCAATCTTATGAAGATTATATGAAAGCATGGGCTGGTAAAGACACCACAATGGGCGGTATGCTTTCTCCGCAACAATACATGCAACAATACCGTCAAATACAATTGTTGGCCAATCCCCCTAATACACAAGAAAAAGCTACTGGTCAAGTACGTGAATAACGTGCATAATACGCACACTCCTTACAATTTAATTTGATATGCCACAATATCTACCTCTTCCAGATGGGTCATCTGTTACCGTGCAAAAAGGCGAAACGCCCCAGCAAGCATGGTTCCGTGCCCAAGAAATGTATCCGGAGGCTTTTGGATTATCAGAAAAAAAAGAAGAAGAAAAACCTAAACCAAAAGGATTTTTTTCTGGCCTTAAAACAGGTTTTGAATCAGGCGCTGGTTCTGCAACTGCGGGTCTTGGTGAATTAACAGGTATTGAAAAGCTCAAAGCGTATGGCGAAGAGCTCAAGAAAACTGCGGCTGACCGTGGTGAAGATACGTCTTTTCTAGGACAAACTGGACAAGCTCTTGGTAATGTAGCCGGACGTTATGGCGCTCCAATACTAGCAGGCGTAGGTGCAGCGGCGGCGGCTCCAGAAGTTGGTCTTGCAAGCGCACTAGGTTTTGCTGCGGCCAATTTACCCATCAATGTAGGAGAAACCTTTAGTGCTCAAAAAGAAGCTGGGCAAGGGCGTAGTAACATTAAAGCGTTGGCGGTTGGTATTGGTAAGACTGCTATTGACTCCTTGGGGGGTGCAGTGCTTGCAGGCCCTATGCGTTCCATCATTGGCAAAACAGCAGTAGAAAAAGCAGCAACGTTGGTACCAGAGGTACTAGCGGGGCGGATAACAGCCCAAGAAGCCAGCCAACAAGTCAGTGGATTTTTAAAGAACTTTGCCCAAGGCACAGCGCAAAATGCGGTGGTTGGTGGCGCTACGATGGTAGGCCATGATGTCTTAGAGCGTGCGGGTTTAGGTCAAGAAATTACATCTCCAGAAGCTCTTGAAGGGTACGGCAAAGAATTGGTAGCAGGTGCGGAAATAGCTCCCGTATTTGGAGCGTTACATGCCCGTGGCGCTAGAAAAGCAGCGCAAGCCAAGATTACAGAAGCAGGCGCACAACGTGCAGAAGAAACAGCTAATAAGCCCGTAGAAACGCCCACCGCCCCAACAGAAAACACTGAATACGTTCAGAAAGTTGTGGGTGAATATGAAAGTGCGTGGAAACAATATCAAAACATGAACAGTGCTTTGGGCAAAAAACCTGGAGCCAACGATCCCCCACACTTAGCGCTTGCGTATGAAGAAAGCAAAGCTGCTGCCGAAGCACAAAAAAAAGTAGCTGAAGATTTAGCGCCTGAGTATCACCGTGTCCAAAAAATTATTAAGGCTCAACAACCCGAGCCTATGTTGGCATTGCCTGCACCAGAAGTGCAAGGCGAAACGCGTGGAATTGAGGGTATCAAAACTAACGAACCCAAACCCGAAGTCTTACAATTGGTAGATCAATACCACCAAGAACAAACCAGTATTGAAAAAATTCTTCCTCAAATAAAAGAAGCCAAAACTACAGGCGATAGAACAAAAGTTATGGAACTTGCAGATGCCATAGAAGGCGCCCAAGTCCGTATGAGCAATTTAAAAACCAAGATTGATGAATTGGGTGGTGTATTAGAAACGCCTGAGACTGTTGAGAGAACTGCAACTAAAGAACTTAAAGCGCATGATAAAAAAATTACTGCGACCACAGCCAAGTTCAACGAAGCGTCGGACGTCAACATTATGGATATCCCTGCCATGCGGCAGCACAATGCCACATTGGATAAGTTGGAAAAAGAACGGCAAGAGTTAGTTGCCAAGCATGAGCAACAGCGCCTTCAAATTGACAAGCAAGAAACGCCCAAAGGCGAGACACTACCTTTATTTAACAAAAAAGAAACGCCCCCAGTTGTAGCGCAGACCCCGCAAGAAGCCTTGTCTTTTGAGCAACCCAAGCCAGAAGAAGCGCCAAAGCGCAACACCAATCAACGCGTTTTGTTCTCCCCAAAGAACATTGAAGCCACGGCAGAACGCAACACAACTGTTGCAGATCAGTTAGCTAAAACACCTGTTGGTGAAACAGCGCCTTTGTTTACAGAGAAGCAAGCGCCTACGATCAAAGAGCCTGCTGGCCCACCCAAGCCACAAGAAGTGGTCAAGGAAACCAAAGCCGAGCCCGTCCCCGATACTAGCACGCTGGACTTGTTCACGCCTGAGAACTTTGAAAAGACGACGGAGCGTAACCTTCCTGATGCAGAACGCAAAAGACTATTGCAACAGCGTCTTGATGAGCATTTATTTGATCGTTTGAATTTGCCCGGCACAAAAGTAACCCGCGCCAACTTATTGCCACACCAAGTCCAAAAGATCATGGACGATATTGAAAAAGAATACAAGTATGTTAATGTTCGTCGTGGTAAACAAGGCCAATCTCGCTTTGAAGAAGCACGTGCTTTATTAAAGCATTATGAAGACCTTAAAGCACGCGTAGATGCGGGAAAAAAAGGGCAAACCCCCAACTCAATGAAGGCGGCTCTTAAAAACTATAAAGCATATATTGCCGAACATACAGAACCCGCAGAAAAAGAAATGAAGCGCTTACACAAGTTGCTCTATAAAGTAGAAAAAGTTGCTCCTCCTAAAGTGGAAAAAGCAGCAGAGCGAGCCAAGGCCGATGAAGCATCCAGACGCGTACGGATGTCTAAGGAAGCCAAAACACAAGCACGTATCAACAAGGGTGATGTACGCAAAGAAGCTGAAACGTCTGAAAAAATGCGCAATCTGGCGCGTGAGTTGGGACGCGAAGAACCCGAGTACGCGCAGTATGTTAAAGAAATGCAACGCAAGTTGAAGGCGGCTATTGAGGCTGGACAAAACAAGACCGATGTAACCAATATGGTACAGAAGATGCTTGTAGAGAGAGCTGAAAAGATAGGTAAGACCACGCCTGAGTACAAGCGCACACTCAAAGAACAGATTGAATATTTTAGAGAAACTTTTGCTAGTGCGGGCAAACAAGAATTAAAATCACAACGTACTACCCAAGTGACGCGTGATGTGCGTAATGCACCTAAAGAAATGCGTACAGGTTCTAATGAATCTATTGCACAAAAATACGCTGCGGAAGACGCTAAAGAAAAACGCCAGTACTTAAAAGACTACGCCAAAGAGTTGGCAGAAAATGCCAAACATGACGAGGGTATGCCCAGCGTGTATCGCGTGGAAGAGCGCACACCTCTATCAGAAGCAACACAAGAAACGATGGCGCAGCATGACCTACAAGGCGTGTTAGCGGATTTAGCTAAAAATAGTAAATCGGAATTGATCCGCAAAAAAGCCACGGAACTTGCAGGGTCTGTTGAAAATACTAAAACACGTATTGTGTCTGAACTTAAACACAATGGAGAAAGCGTGCCTGCGTTGTACGATTCCAAGACAGACACAATCAAGTTCCATCCTGATGGTATGACAGAAGAAGATGTAATCCACGAGATTACACACGCCGCCACACTTAAACAGTTGGATCGTCCCATAGAAGAACTGACGCCTGACCAACGTAGAGCCCGTAAAGAAATTGAAGCTATTTACGGCAAACTTTCTAAAGAGGGTAAGTTGGAAGGTGAGTACGCTGCTAAAGATGTTCATGAGTTTGTGGCTGAGATCAATTCCAATGAAGGCTTGCGTCAGTTACTGGCTAAAGAAAAATGGCAGGGGTCTGAAGGCCGCAGTATGCTGCGCCGTATTTGGGACGCCGCTATGCGCATGATTGGTATACAACCCAAAGATATTATTGGCGCTACAGAACAACATTTGAAGTCTATGTATGCGCCATCTGAGCGTTATGACATGCAAGAGAAAGCTTCTATTTTTAGAAACAACAAAGCTGATTACGGTTCTGACAACCCTTTAGCAAGTCTGAGTAAGAAAGTAGTTGCAACTGCCCCTGAGTTTAAAGATAAATTCAAAGGTATCACCGCTTTAGCCGCTGAGATGGAAGCCGTAGATATGCGTGCGGGTGTAAGAACTGGTTTGACTATGGGTGCTAAAGCGATTGGTAAGGAAAACCTTGCAACGCAAGCCATATACCACATCGTCAAAGCCGATGACAAAGTTCAATTGGCGATGACCACGTTAAAAGTTGGCCCGTTGGAAGTATATAAATCCGCTAAAGGCTATTACGGTATCCGCAGTAGTGGTAAAAATAGCGGCATGAGTGTTTTTGAATCCATGTCTAAAATACCTGAAGGCAACGAGCGCGCTAAAGTGGATATGTCCACCAGCTATTTGATTGCAATACGTGCCAACAATAAGGGTTTAAAGAAACTTGATTTGGGTGAACTGGGTTTAGAGCAAAAAGATTTAGACGAAGCACTTGCTTATGTTGAATCTCGCCCAGAACTTAAAAAAGCGCTTGAAGAAGTACGCAAGCAATACAACGCATACAACGAAGGGCAAATCAATTTCTTGGCACAGACAGGCGATATTACCAAGAAGATGGCAGAACAGTTGCTTAAAGAAGGGGACTATGTTCCTTTTTATCGTGTTGATCCAAACGGAAATGCAACACTTGTGTTTAATGACAATGTAATGGTTTCTGTTGGTAACATTAAAAACCAACCTTATTTGCATTCTCTTAAAGGTGGTGAAGCCAAGATACTACCATTAGACCAATCAATTTTGCAAAACACTTTGTTGTTAACGGATAAAGCTACAACCAATTTGGCCATGAAGTCTACGGCTTATGCGTTTCAAGAAATTGGCAAGGTGCGTCCTAATGGCGGTAAGAATGAGATGATTATTCATACAGGAACACCGCCAGAGAACAGTAAGAATGTCCTTACGTTTAATCAAGAACCTGATCCCAAGAATCCTAAAGATAACGGTAAGCGTTGGATCAGTATTGATACCGCGGGCACGCTCATGGAAGGTGTGCCTAATGATTTGATTATGAAGAGTTTGGAAGGTACGGCTTTAACACTGCCTGCGTATTTAAAATTAGGTGGTGCAGCATCGGACTTGTTACGTTCTGGTGTTACCCGTTCACCGCTCTATATTGCGAATCAATTGCTTAAAGATCCAATCGCAGCTACCTTTACGGGTGGTGTAGATAAAAATCCTTTCATGGCTGTTCTTGGCGCGGGTAAACATTTTATTGAAATGCAACGTGGCACAAGCGACACAGGCGCTAAGCTCATTAAAGCAGGTATCATTCAAAGCGGTATTTTTAAAGGCGATAAAAGCGACATCACCAAGTTTGCTTTGCAACTGGCAAGCGGGAAAGATCAAAACGCTATTCAAAAATTAGTTGCTATGGCTGATCGCACAGCTATGAACGCGGATGCTTCTACTCGTGCTTTGGTTTATGAAAACGCAATTAAAAAAGGATTGGATGAAGTTGAAGCGGACATGATGACTGTTGAATCCATGAACTACCAAAAGCGGGGGTTATCCGCTACTGTTCAGCACACTAACCGCATGATACCTTTTATGAATTCGCAAATACAAGGTCTAAATGTATTGGTCAAAGCTGTTCGAGGCAATATGCCTTTTGAAGATCAGTTAAAAATTAAACAAAAATTCTATAACAACGCGTTGCTTTTGGCGGGGTCTGGTTTGGCGTATGGCATGGCTATGTCTGACAACGAGTATTACAAAAACGCTAAATTAAAAGACAGGTATAGCAACCTATTTGTTTTCTTGCCCGGTGTTGATGAGCCTGTAAAACTGCCTATACCTTATGAAGTTGGGTATTTCTTTTCTTTAGGCGCGGCAGCGGCTGACGCCATGCGTGATGAAGTTAAAACACCAGACCAAATAAGGGCGTTGGCTAGCGTGTTCTCTAATTCTATTCCGGGTTACAGTTCCGCAGGTGTACCCCAACTTGTTAAACCCCTTGCTGAAATTGCGTTAAATACCGACTTCTATACAGGGGATGCGGTTGAGTCTTCACGTTTACAAAAGTTAGATCCTGTAGAACGCTATACATCACATACAACAGAACTTGCTAAACAACTTAGTGGCCTCGTAGGAGGTGCTATTTCTCCTATCATGTTAGAACATTTAACACGCGGTTATTTGGGTCAACTCCCACTTGCCGCCGCCGCAAGCGCTAACAGTCTTTTTGCTACAGGCGCTGAAAAAGAAATTACTCGTGCTTCTGATTTGCCTTTAATAGGTAGTAGGTTTCAAAAGAAATTTGGTGGAGAACAATCGGATGAAGCATATCGTCTTGCAGACGATGCTGAAAAAGCTAAAGCCACATTTAACCGCATGGCCAAAGAAGGCCGTACAGATGAAGCAAAAGAATATTTGGAAGAAAACAGAGACCGCATAAAAATGGCGGCAAGTTCTACACACTTCAAACAAATGATGGCCAAACTCTACGCCGATACTAGGTTGATTGAAAGCAGAAAAAACTTAAGCCCCGAAGAAAAGCGTGCCCGTTTGGATGCGTTGGACGAGACTCGTCAGAAAATTTCTGAACGATATCTATCTGTTGCTCAAAGATAGAACATAACGCCCGTCTTGCCGTTCTTGATTCCAATTTTGGCTTTGGCGTAGAAACATCGATAACGAACAGCGGCTTTAAGTCCTTCAACTTTAACCGCTTCGGGGTCTAGGCAGGGGATAAAAAACCCCTGCCCCTTCTTAAGTTTTGTCCACGGGTAGCGCAATGATTTCATTGGCTTCTTCTTCTCGTCTGGATATTTTCATCACCGCTACTCGCATCTGTGGGCCGTTGGTCTTGGCCATCAAATCTTTTTTAGGGATGTAGGAGACCATATAAGCCTTCTCCATCTGACGCTTAAAGTCGGTATAGCCGAAGCTCATGGAAGAACAATAAGATTTCAGTAAGCGCTCTTCGATAAAGAAATCTTTGCATCCCGCAGTCACGCCGTTCTCGACTCGCCCCATGACGTTGGACTTGGTTGTGGCCTTGTCGATCATAGAACCGTCACCCATTGCTGCCGCCAATCCCCCACGCTCTCCGTAGTTGACAATGACAAAGTGCCCCCAATGGTCACGGATGAATCCGTTGAGGACATCCTCGGCCACACGCTTTCCGCTTCGGATATTGACGCGCATATAATCAATACGGCGCTTGAATGCGTTAATGATCTCTTGCATGGGAAACTCAACCACATCGGCGTGTTTGCTATTACAAATAACCCCGCTTGCAATCGTAGCGCCTATACCCGCCATCCAAAACCGCTCATCGTTCGTTGCTTGAAAATCTGTATACATTTGTGTGACGCAAGTGGGCACTAACTTAGCAAGCTCTTCAGTGTGGTCTACAAAGTACTGGGCAAGGATGTGTCCAGCAACCGCATAGTTCTGCGACAAGGATTTAATGATCTCGATCTCGTCAGCTTCCCATGACAGTTCTTCGTCCATCACAAACTCAATCAAGCGTCTGAGTTCACCTTCGGCGGCGTGCTTTCTTTCACCCGTTAAGATGTCAACCACGTGGGTATTGGACGACATGATCGCGTTGGTCATCCATGTAGACAGATTGATACGCTCTTTGTTGGAGCCTGACTCCATACGTTCCTTGCCTCGACCCTCGGTCATGTCCAGTAAAAATTCCGGAAACCATTCAAAGTTATTCCGGTTTTTAGAGGTGATCTCGTCCGTAATTAAAGGACAACTATTAAGGAGTCCAAGTCTTTGTTGCATTGCAACAGGAGAAGTTCCCTTTCCCGTACGATAGTGTACGGGGTGTCCCCACACAGACGCCGCGCCTTCCAACGCAAGAGATTTTCCTGTCCCTGACTCAGTGCTACCACAATGGAAAGTAATACCGTAAATACCAGTAAAACGCATAAGGGGAGCTCCAATACCCGCCAGAATGATTGCCAAATGGTCATACATTTTCTTTCTAATAAGTAAGTTAATAAAATTGCGCCACGCATCTAGCGTCCCAGTTGGCTGGGTGTTATCGACAATGTTTTCTAGTCCCTCCATAGGAATTTCAACTGGTTTTTTGTTTGCTGAATAGATGCATCCTGCAAAGACAAAATCTTCATTGGCTTGCCATCCATAGCTTGTGGGTATTTCAATTGTGTTTTTTTCTGTACTCATTTTTTCATAACTCGCTCGTACGTAATCGTACAAATTTTTATCGTTTCCCGATCCAAAAGAACTTAAGACGTTTTGATCGACTAACGCTTTTGTAACTTCAACGGGGCTCCCGATCATTTTGGTTGGTAATGTAATGGTCTTTATGCCTTGCGGACGCAAAGCCATCATGTGTAGTGTGTGAGAACCTTTGTTGCTTAATATGTGCACAGGAAACAAATCGTAAGAAAGTAGCATGACCATTCGTTTGATTTTGTTGCCGTTGGCGTCCTCATCGTCTTTCTCGATAAAGACACCGCCGTGCTTACCATAAGCATATCCTCTGGGTGTTTCTGGTCTATGGACTGTTTCATTCTCCTTTGTAATGATGGTTTTTTCTAAGCGCGTCACGGCTGTTTCTCTGCCCAACGCTAACGGATTTGTAATTTTGCCCCAATGCTTGCATGAAATACATACACCGGGGTTTTCACTATCGAACTTGGTGCATGGATAGGGCCCTTTAATCTCCGATAACTTTTGGTGCATACGCTCATGCGGGTACGGGTGCATATCGCTTAACCACACCGCCGCCTTCTCTCCATCCACGCATTTCTGCGTAATGCTCAAGAGCCCACGCCAAAGAGGTTCCATGCCATCATCACTTGCGTTGTTAACGTAGTAGTCAAGCTGACCGCACCCATTCCCTTGCTTGGTGAGCATGATAATTTTTTTGAACCGAGTCACCGAGTTTTGGAACAAAGAGACACTGGTTGCTCCCACCGGAGCCGTGCCGGGTAGTATGAGGGTATTGGACGGCTTTGTAATCTTCTCGTAGGCTGTGCCTATAAGATGTTTCTCAACTAAAGCGCGGATGTCTGTAAGCTCAAAGAAGTCCCCCTCATTCTTGAAACGAACATTGGTTGCTTCCCTGACCCTCTTGTTGGCTTTAACACCTGTGTTGATGGTGTCTGGCACGCGTAATACCCGAGAGGCATCGCTTGTGATTGTTGGATCGATGGCCAGCTTCTTTTGAAAGCATAGGCGCTTAAACCCTTCAGCCACAGGCAACCACTCATCTTTCTCAACGGCTTCTTTGAACGGCCAGTAAGCGTGTACACCACCGCCAGATGCGACCAACCAAGGGCGACCCAAGTCGCTCAATCCTATCTCATCACAAAACGTCATCAACGCCGATACTGCGGACTGCGCAGAAGCGTACGCTTTGGACTTTACAGCGCCTGTGCTATCAGGGATGTCTTTGGGATGGTTGCAGTCAATATCAACGGCGATACATTTGACCATCTGCACATTGGTAGCGGTTCGGGAGTAGTTGTTTTTCTTGTCATTCAACTCATCGCCAAATGTACCCAATGCAAAGTAAATGTCATAGTTGCTTTTTTTCCACGAGTCTATTTTCGTTTGCGCTTCATCAAGTGTCTCCACATAGTAGTGCTCCTTCTTCTTCGTGAGTTCGGCTACGCAGTAGCGTCCGTTACCCGGTGGCGGTAAAACCGCCGCTAGAAACTCAAGCGGTTCCATCTAGTTCCTTCGGGTTATTTAAATAAGTCTAACTGACCTTCTTGGGGATAAGGCAATGCTTGCTGTACATCCGCTTGCATAAAGCGTTTAAGTAACTCTTCTTGGTAGTTGAGCGGGATGCCTTTGGGGATTGGGATATTGTCCGTGGCCAAGTCAATGTATCTTTCGCAGTGCGTAATCAGTTCTTCGTTACTGAGGGATCTAGGTTGTATTCCTTGCATATTCTTCTCCATGCTTCGTCAGCCGTTTTAGAGGATGACATTATTTTTGTTAAAAGTTCTACCCTGTTTTGATACGCAACAAAGACGTCTTTACCTTCAAACCAGTTGTACACGGTTTGTCGGGTGACCCCCAGCGCATATGCTATTTTAGTTACAGGAAAGTCTAAATGTATCGCCCACCGACCTAGGGTACTCCCTAATGTTTTTGGCGAACGGGCTACTAAATCTACAATTTTTTCTGAGTATGGCATAGTGATTTAATTTAAGGGTGGGGGTAGCGTGATGCTTTTCCATCAGAGGAAACGCAACCGTAGGTATGTTCCTATCTAACGAGGACAAAAAGGTTCAACAAACCAACCCCGACCTACGCGTTGCGACCGCTCTTGCTACCCCCTAAACCTTATTTACTCGTCATCCCAATCAGCTACGATGTCAGCAAGTTTGCCTTTCTTTGCGGGCACAGCGCTAGGCTTTGCCGCTTCTTTGCGAACTTCTGGCTCATCGTCAACTTCAGCTACAGGCTCGGCTTTGGCTTTTGCCTTGGCCGCAATAGGCTCGTATACTGGAGCGTCTTCTTCCTTGGTCAACTCACCCATAGGGCGTGTGCCTTCGATCTTCAAGGGGGCTTTAGACTTAACACCATCGGTTTGAGATGCCGTCATGCGCACAGCATCCAATGCTTCTTGCGTGTGTCCTTTGGCTTTGCTCAACTCAAACTCTACCGTTGTCAACCAACGTACAGGAGAGAAGAACAACTTGGGGCTCTCAGCTTTGGTATCAAACTTCATGCGAGTGACGATCTTCTCAACATCCACAGGAGGGGACGCTAATGCGAGGTGACGCACATAGGCTTGGAGTGGGCGCTTGTCGCCTTCTTCCTTACCAAACACAGACGTTGCAGGCAACGTGAGTTGCAAAATGTCATCGGGGTTATCCGCCAACATGACTGCCATGCGCTGTTGATAACGGCAAGCACGGCTATTGCCTTGGCCTGAACCCGCAATGTTTTGTGCGCAAGTCATGCAAGTCGCAGACTGAGGAGCCTTAATAGACGCATCAGGTTTTTCACCGTCGTTAGACCAGCAATCGGGGCCTGTGATGTTATCGCCATCGTATGACTTTGCATAGAAGATACGGCTGACTTTGGGTGCAGCTTTTACCACGATGACATCAAGATGGCGCTCTTCAATAGATGCGATCTCTTTGCCACCAGCCACGATACGGAACACACCACCTTTGATAGAGATGCGTCTGCTCGTGTTGATTGAGCCACCCATAAGGGCTTTAGCTGTATCGGATAACTCACCACCTTGGGCGAATGCGGGTACTTGTGCGGGATTAAAAATTGATAAATTTGACATGGTGATTAACTTGCTTTATAAAGTTTGATCTCAAACTCTGTATTAGAGTTGAGGCCGGGTGGCACGAGGCCGGGGTTCTCTTCCAAAAACTTTGCCATATTCAGTTGGGCGATACGTTTTTCCAATAAATCAACGACATCATTCTGGACAACAAAGGTCTTGAACGAGTCCCAATCATTTGTGGAATACCGTGTCTTGGTTACCAAGCTAAGCGTACCAAAGTCCGTCTTAACAGATTTAGCGCCCTGCGCTTTCATCTGATCTTTGATCTCTGTCTTAACTTCATCCAGTTGTGCGGCTAAAGTTTCGAGTTGAGTATCAAATTCTTTTTGCACAAGATCCATACGCGTTTTTATTTTGCGATAGATTTTGGCCAGTTGGTCGAGCGGTATATGCTCTGTTTCTGCTTCGACTGTCATTACTTTTCTCCTTGTTTAATTTAGATTTTTTGTCAAGCGTTAGACATTGTACATGGATTTTAGTTCATTGCAACTCCTTTTTAATATTTAATTTCATTCTCAAACATTTGAGTAATTAGTAAGTTATTACTAACCTTGGACTCCAATGCCTTGAACATTTTCTTCTCGATGGGTGAGCCTTGGATGTGGATGACTGTTACTTTCTCTGAGTCTTGTCCCTTGCGATCAGCCCTTGCAATCGCTTGCGTGTACTGCTCAACGCTCATCAGGGGGCCATAGAATATCACAGTGTCGGCTCTTGTCAAGGTGATGCCATGCGCTGTTGCTTGGGGTTGCATGACGAGTACTCTAGGCGTATCTTCATTCTGAAACCTACGAATAATATCCGAGCGTTTTGATGGGTTAACCGTGCCGTTGATGAACTCCGCGGTGATGTTGCGTTTAAGTAAATGGGTGTGGATGGTATCAATTGTGGAACGGAACATAGCAAATATGATAACTTTGCGTGTTGTCTCCTCTAGTATTTCTTCCAAGACATTTAACCTTGGTGCTGAATCAAACTCCACAACCTCATGGTCATCGGTGTAGGCTGCACCACAACTGATCTGTAATAACTTGGATACACTAGCCGCCGCATTGACTGCGCTAATTGTTTCACCTGATGCCTCGACCATCATCTTTTCTTTGAGCAAGTTGTAATACTTGGCTTGTTGTGGAGTCAATGGTACTTCCCGAGTCATGGTCAGTACAGGCGGTAGATCCAAGCATTGATCTTTGGTGAACCTGATGGCGGGTTGCAAGGCTTCATGTACCAAGGCTTTTGCTTCAGGCTTTGGCGCCCACTTGTACATCGTCATCTTGTTCATTACTTTATCTCGCCAGCCAGTAAAGAACATCGGCACACCGCTAGGGTTCACGAGCTTAGCCAAGCCATACGCATCAACCGGGGACTGCGATGCAGGAGTTCCCGTCATCATCCACAAGTGTGTGTCTGGACGTAGTATGGACTTCAAGGCTTTCCATCTTTTAGTAGAAACTGTTTTGTATGCGTTGGCTTCATCAACTATCACAAGATCAAAGCGGCCATCATTGATGATCTCGTTTGCAATTAAGTTCAACCCATCATAGTTGGCAATGACAAACTCATAGTTCTGTTGAATCATTTCTATTCTGCGGGTAGCCTGCGAGTGGTGTGCGACTACGGCAGAACGATGGATGATACTGTTGTTCAAGTCTGATAGCCATGCTGACTGCATGATGGACAAGGGGCAAAGAATTAAGCAGCGCCTAACATCCCCCCTTTTCATTAAATAGTCTGCTGACCACAACGCTGATAGCGTCTTGCCTGTGCCGGGCTCCGAGAACACAAAGGCTTTTTTGTGCAAAGTAAGAAACGAAGATGTTTCGATCTGATGTTCCATAGGTATGAACCGACCCGGCCAGTTGTAGCGTTTGGTAATTGGGGAAGGAACATTTTTTACACCAAGATTTTTTAAAATTTTAGCTTCTTCCAAACCCCAATACACTGCTACTTCGTAGCCGTCATCGACTTCAAATACTTTGTGCTTCGGAATGATGCTGTACTTTTCGGGGTTCCGCGTTCGGAACACCAAAGCTCTGTCTTCAACAATTTCCATTTACTTCTCTCTTTATTTATTGTCGCCTTGATTGGCGCTTTTATTTCTTA